TCCCGGCAATCGCAAGCATCGTCAAGACCTTGGCTTGGGCATCGTCAATTTTGGAGGCTTCGTCAAGGTAGTATTGACTCATCAGCCCGGCCAATTCGTCAGGGTCAACGATGGACTTGGCCTTGCGTTTCCATATAAGGAAATCAAGCGAAATTCCTTTGCGCTTCCGACCCTGGCTCATCGTCAAAGAGTCATCAAGGCCGTCATTAAAGGATGCGTTCATCGTCAAGTCATTGAAGAGATTATCTTGTAAATGTCCAAGGCAGACATCCTGGCCTCTCCTTTGCCTACACTTGGGTCAAAGATAACGAGCATTGAATCGTGCATCCCGGCCTTGTTGTTCACAACTTCCCCTTTGCTATTGGTTCCAGAAAACCGAATCCGCCCCCGAATAAATAGGATGTGCGAAGCGTTGGGGTAGATAAGGTCGTGGAATAGGGCCGTGCTTGTGCTTACCGGCAGGAGCATAACGCAAACCTTACCAAGCCTGCTCTCGTCAATAGCCTTCTTCACAAAAGACTCTTTGAGCTTGCGACTATATGGAGGATTCACGAAATTGCGTTCCCCCCAAGGTATCGTCAAGCCATCCCAATCGTCAAGGTTGTGCATATACGGGCAAGGGTCAAAGGTGAAGTCAAAAAGCCCGTCAAGGGCCTTGTATAAAGCCCTGGGCGTTGCCCAATCGTCTTTGTGGTCAAGGTTGCGATTCTTCATTGAAATAGGCTTTTGTCTTGGCTCTCGTCAAGGTTTTTGAATCGTTTGTATATCGTCAACCAATAGTCAAAGCCCTCGTCAGTATGCCACCAAATAAAGCTCATCAAGGCATCGTCAACGCTTGCACATTCATCGTCAGCGTTCCTCAATATCCGCTTCGGGCCGTCTTGTTGGGCCTGGATATTGAACACAGCAGCCCCCGCCACATCGGACGGGAGCTTGTCGTATAGGGCTTGTCGGATCGTCATTGTTCGTTCTGGTTAAAGGTATCGTCAGTCAAGGTGTGACCGTCTTGCCAAGCCTGCTCCGCGGTCAGGTTGCCCGGCCCGGAATAGGTAGTCAAGGTATAGTGTTCGTCAAATTCAGGGCTTAGGTATTCGCTCCGGGAATTGTACGGGATTTCGGCCATTGCGTCCGACAAATCGTCAAAGAATCCGATTAGCTTACCTGCACCTTTGTTATTTGCAGGCCAATAGTCAACGCGGTAAAAGATTTTGGTTTTCATTGGTTTGGGGTTTAAGGGTTAATTAGGGTTAATAATTCAAGGATCTCGGATTCGTCAACAGGGTATTCCAAAACCTGTTTTTAGCCTCTTTAATAGTGTAGTCAAGGTATTTCATCCTCAAGGGATAGCCTGCTACCCATATCGTCAATAGCAAATAGCCATCAAGGGTACGTTCGTGTTGAATGTCTTTTTTTAGGGGTCTGCTCATTGTGTAGGGGTTTAAGGGTTAGGACATTATGCCGCTATCAGCAAAAGACGTATAAGAATGTTCCGTTAAAATAATATGGTCAAAAAGCTTTACGTCAAGAAAGGACAAAGCATTGGCCGCTTTTTTTGTAAGCTCTTTATCCGCGTTGGAGGGGCTTAAACTCCCGCTTGGATGGTTATGTATGAAAATGACCGATGATGATAAGTTGTCAACAGCTAACTTGCAAACTATTTTAATATCCACAACCGTTCCGGAGACCCCGCCTTGGGATATTTTAGCATAAGCTATGGTATCATTTGCTTGATTAAGCATAAGAATAAAAAAGGATTCGTACAACGATATATCATCGTGGTAAAATTTGCGGGCATAATTAGCCGCATCTTGTGAGCTTGTTATTTTAACGACTTCAAAAGGAGACGGCTCGGAGACCGATGTAATTCTACGATAAAATGCGTATTCCATTGTTTTGGGGTTTAGGGGTTTTGTTAGGACAAAGTTATATTTATTTTTAGCCATTGCGCCCATCGTCAAAAAATAATTTTATCTATCGTCAAAAAATCGTCAAGGTATCGTCAATCGTCAGCATTCGTCAATCGTCAAGGTATCGTCAAGGTATCGTCAAGGTATCGTCAGCGGATCCACCGGTGTACAGTATTTTGGACGATGTACAAAAAACTGGACGAATGGATCCAAAGGTGTCTAAAAAATTGGACGAAATACTGTAAAAGCGGTTTTGTGGTAGATTAATCTATTCAAAACCCAAAGCAAGAAAGACCCCCTATTTAGGGGGTTTTTTTATGGGATATAGTTTTAGATGGGAGGGAGGAAAGAAAGGGATCGAAAGGGAGGGAGGGAGTCCCACCACACACCGAACCCCCAAAAAAACCGACTCTATCTAAAACGCCCCCAAAGTATGGGGTATAAAAAACCCCCCCTATTTTGGGCCGATCGTTTGGGTCATTCCCCAAAACTTTACCAATAAGAAAACCCCCCTAAAAACTGTTTTTATGAGATTTGCCGAGTTCCAGGTTTTTACCACATACCCACACCAAAGGATCCGAAATGTAGGCTTAGAACCCGCCTATAGGGGCGATAGGGCCATATGTAAGACCCGCGCAAAGTTTGCCTGGGGCGCATATTATCCCCCACTCCCACTCCACGAACCGCCTTAACACAATTTGACACGACTTTGGTTGTTGTGTAGGCCGGGGCGAGTTTAAGTGGCTCTAAACGGCCTGTGATTAGAGTCTTTGCGTACCGCTGAAAGTTGGCTCAAAAAAGTAAGATTGAGCGAAAGAGATATAGATGGTTATATTTAATATAGATGTCTATATGTATAGACGTTTATATGTATAGATGTCTATATGTATAGATGTCTATATGTATAGATGTCTATATGTATAGATGTCTATATGTATAGTTATCTATATATATATATATATATATATATAAGGAAGAATAAATAAAAAAGTGCTTTTGTTGAAAAAAAGTTGAGTTGTACGATTTATTCGTACAGGTTACGGTTTGTAACCGATTGAGTTGGCTACGATTTGTTGCCATCTGCTGGAAATGCGGTTTTCTGAATAATAGGGCTACCCCCCCCTTTTTTTTTGACGATTTCAAACCGACTTTGGGTAAAATTTGGTCTTTATCCCTACTTTTGTGCAATTTGTGCATACTTTTGTGCAATGCCCATTAAGCACGAGTTCATTAAGCGCAAGAAGGCTGAAGCGGTCGTAGTGGATGAGGACAAGAGCGTTGCGGAAGATGCTCCCACGCTTGCAGAGAAGCCCGTAGAGACCGTTGTTCCTGTATTGCTGAAGGGCAATAGTCGGACACCGAAGAATGTCACGAGAAGGGACATCAGAGACCTTCTGGAAGCCGACCTTGACCGTACCATTGGCGGGGTGAAGCGGATGGATGCGTTGATTGCCCGGATGGTGACTGAAGCGATACGGGGCAATATGCGGGCGATGGAATTGACCTTGGCTTATTTGTACGGCAAGCCACAACAGCAGCAGACTGCGCCTGACACGGGGCCATTCGTGCTTGAACTCAGCGAACCAACGGAAGATGAAGTTAACGGCCCGGCAGACGCAGGCGTATAAACTTGCCCTCTCCGGGGAGAAGCAGTTCATCTTGTTTGGCGGAGCCATCCGGGGTGGGAAGACTTACTGCCTCCTTCTAACCTTCATCTCGCTTTGTTCTAAATACCCCCGCTCCAGGTGGGTGATTATCAGGCAGAGTATGCCCACGCTTCAGCGAACCACCTTAGTCACCTTCACATCCCTGATGAACCAAGGGCTTGGGGCGCACATTGCCGGGTGGGACAAGCAGAGCCAGATTGTGACTTTCAAGAACGGATCCGAGTTGCTTTTTATGGGCGAGAACTACGACACCGACAAAGACTTTGACCGCTTCAAGGGTCTTGAGATCAACGGTGCGGGGATTGACGAAATCAACGAGTGTCAGGAAGGCTTGCTCTACAAGGTGCTTGAGCGTGCCGGTTCGTGGCTCAATGCCGAAGGCCGACCGCCCATCGTGGTGATGGGGAGTTGCAACCCAAGCAATAATTGGGTGAAGGAACTTGTGTACGACAAATGGAAGGAGAACAACCTTCCCCCCACCTGGGCCTACATCCCCTCCAAGATCACCGACAACCCCCACATCCCGGAGGACTACCTCAAATCCCTGCGCGACAATATGCCTGAGTACGAGTACAAGCGATTCGTAGAGGGCGATTGGGAGGTGCAGGAGAAACCCGAAAACCCATTCTTTATATCCTATGATGCCAAACGACACGAATCCTTCCAACCCACCTTCCGCACCAACCTGCCCATCTACATCTCTCTGGACTTCAACTTGCAGCCATTCTGCGGCATCGTTGCCCAAATATGGAGCGATGAAGACGGAGACCACCTGCATATCGTGGATGAGTTCAACGTGGTTGACGGTTCCATCCCTAAAATGGTTGATACGATAAAAGCCAAGTACGCCCCTTTCCTGTTCTCCTGCCAAATCACCGGGGACGCGATGGGCAAGCGGGGCGATCTATCGCAGAGGGACAACGCGAACTACTACGAACAGCTCGCCAGAGGCTTGGGGTTAAGCCAACGGCAGATACGGATTGTCCCCAACCCGAAGCACGAAAACAGCAGGGCGCAATGCAACTACCTCCTTCAATTCCACCCCGACATCAAGGTGAACCCAAGAAACTGCCCCGGTATGGCGCGGGATATGAAGATGGTGGCGTGTGACGCGAGCGGGACGATTATTAAGCGAAACCGATTTATTATCAGTCAGCAGTCCGACTTTGCCGACTGCTTTCGGTATCTTTGCAACAGCTTCCTGAACGAGTGGTACATCAAACACCTCAAGCGAAATGGTTACAGCAAGTTCGGGCCTAACTTCATCCCTGAAACGAACCACCTATGAGCTGCCTTGAATGCACCGATTGCCTATCCGTAGGAACCTTTGACATCTGTTGCGACAGCATCGTCCTCGCACAGGCCGACCCATCCACCACCTACAAGGTCGTAATCACCGATGTAAGCCTGAACTCCAAGACCACCTACGACTTGACCACCGGGGCGAGTGGCAATATCACCCTCTCCCCCAACGAAGGCGTTTATAGCCCCAATCGCACCTACGAGGTCAGAATCTACCCCGACAACGCTTGCGACTCCAACGACCCACAAGAAATGGAGAACGAACTACACCCCGATGCAGAGTTCTGCTTTTCTTTCCAATTTGAACGCCTATCCTAATGATGACATCCAAAGAACGCAAAGGGCCGAAGCCTTCCAAACAATTCAAAGTTGTTGAAGAGCCTTCCAACCCCGCCCAACCCCCCAAACCAATGAGCAACCAACCCAAACGACTGCACATCTACAAACCCGAAGATGTACGAGGCAATATCACCGGGCCATTTATCCGGCTGACCCTTGGCTACAAAAACCACTTTCTCGGATTGGAAGTGAACGAGAGGTTTATTGGTATCTCGTTGATATTCAAGCACATCGTATTTTCTTTCAAGCCCCAATGACCGACTACTTCGCCTTGGAGACTTTCTTTAGGGCCGTGGTCGTGAGCCTGATGGTCGTGTCGCTCTCCATCTCTATGGAGGACGAACAACTCCTACACGGCCTGCAAAAGCGACTGCGACTCCTTCTCCCCCCGAACAAGTACCCGATGCTCCACAAACCGGTGTACGGATGCGTGGGGTGTATGGCTTCGTTCTGGGGAGGCATCTTTTACCTTCTCACCGCCCCGATTTTCGGCTTCCACCCCCTTGAGATGGCCGTGGTGATGATTATGGGCGTGGCTCTCAATTTCATCTTTATCAAACTGTCGTGATACACAAAATCGTTTACAAACTCTTCAAAAAGGAGTTGACCCAAATGGTATGGGACGAAACCTACAAGCCCGACACAATGAAGGGGCTGAAATTTGCGTTGGTCTGCGATGGCTACAAGTTCTACATCTACCCGAACATCTTTGACATCCCCATTGAGCGGATGGGGCGGATCCAAGACCTCGTGATTCAGTTGCAGCGGATGGTGAGCCGGGAGGAGATGGACATCTTCTTGGAGAATATGGAGAACGCGCTGAATGCGTCAGTTTCGGGCGCAGCGGTCAAAAACCTGGCGCAAATCGGTTTTTTGGTCGGGGAGATGCGCAAGAGGAAGGAGATGCTGATTCACCCGGAGGTGATGATGGAGTTAGCCGGGGCGGTGTTGATTCGTGAAGACCAGAACCCCGGTGAGTGGAATGCGGAGTTTGAGCAGAAGAAGGTGGAGTCCTTCAAAAACGCCTACAAGGGCAAGGAGTTGTATGATTTTTTCGTTTTAGCCGGGCTGAGTCAATACTTTCCCAATAT